ATAATGGCAAGAAAAGGATTATACGCAAACATACACGCTAAACGAAAACGTGGCGAAGCAATGAGAAAGAAAGGTGCAAAAGGTGCACCTACTGCGGCACAATTTAAACGAGCTAAACAAACTGTAAAGAAGAAGTAATGAAAGAAACACAGAAAAGAAAAATAAAGAAAGTAGCAAAAGCACTTAATAAAGCATCACGTTCTCATGCAGGACAGGCTAAGACTTTATCTACTTTAGCTAAAAGTAAATCAAGATACTATGGCAAAAAAAAGTAAGTCAACTGTAAACAAAGCAGGTAACTACACTAAGCCTGGTATGCGTAAAAAAATTTTTAATCGTATTAAAGCACAAGCTTCGCACGGAACTGCTGCGGGCAAGTGGAGTGCCAGAAAAGCCCAAGCAATGGCAAAAGCTTATAAAAAAGCAGGGGGAGGATATAAGTAATGAAAACAGTAATGAAGAAAAAAAATAAAAGTAAAAAGTTTCCAGATATGTCTGGGGATGGTAAAGTAACCATGAAAGATGTTTTAATGGCTAGAGGTGTTATTAAAAAGAAAAATGGTAAGAAAACAAAAACAACAAAGAAAAAGGTAAGAACATAATGTGTGAATATTGTGGTGGGAGTTGCGGTGGTTGCAGAGGCTAACCAATGGCAGACCCAAAAGTAGGAACAGGTAAAAAACCAAAAGGTAGCGGTAGGAGACTATATACAGATGAAAATCCAAGAGACACTGTTAAAATTAAGTATGCGACTGTGGGCGATGCTAAAAAAAGCATTGCTAAAGTTAAACGAGTTAAAAAGCCGTATGCTAGAAAAGTTCAAATCCTAACTGTATTAGAACAGCGTTCTAAGTATGGAGGTAAACCACAACAAGCACGATTGGCAAAGAAAGCCAAAGTTAGTTTAAAGAAAAAACATGGCACTAGCAAAAAGTCAAAGAAGTCTTAAAGCTTGGGGAAAACAGAAATGGAGAACCAAGAGTGGTAAGAAAAGCTCTGAAACTGGTGAAAGGTATTTACCAGAGAAAGCTATTAAAGCTCTTTCTTCTTCTGAGTATGCGGCTAGTACTAAAGCTAAAAGAAAAGCTAAGAAAGCAGGAAAACAAGTTTCAAAACAACCAAAAAAAATAGCAAAGAAAACTGCTAAGTATAGGAAGTTTTCGTAATGAGAAAAGAACATAAAAGCCCAACAGGTGGATTAACTGCAGCAGGTAGAAAGTACTTTAAAAGAAAAGAAGGTGCTAACTTAAAGCCCCCAGTTAAAAAGGGAGTCAATCCACGAAGAATTTCATTCGCTGCCAGATTTGCAGGAATGAAAGGGCCAATGAAAGATGAGAAAGGTCGCCCAACGAGGAAGGCACTAGCCCTCCGCAAATGGGGATTTCGCAGCGAAGAATCCGCTAGGAACTTTGCAAAGAGGCACAAGAAGTCATAAGTGGCTTATTTAAATCATAATCTACCACCTTTTAGTGCGTACATTAGAAATGAATATTTATACGACCACGAAAAAGGCCATGGAGATTTTACATTTGCAGATGTGCATACAGTAAATAGTTTAGAGCGAAGAGCATTACTATTTGAATGTTTACTGCCTAATGGTGTAAACTGGACACGCAGACCAATCCATGCATTTTGTTGGAAGAAGGATGCACCTAAACATAATTTAAATATACATATGTATTGGGATTGTTTCTCACCTTATGTTGATGTAAACAGAAGAAATAGATTAGCAAATTGTAGAGCAGAACTTGTAGACTATAAAGGTGTTAAAAGAAAAGGCACGTATATGTTTACAATAGATTGGGCATGGGAAAACAAAGCAGGTATACTTGATACAAACTTTAGTGAAGACCCAGAGCACAAATGTGCACATATGTTTAGAATGGATGATGGTAATTTTTTTGCATATCCTAACAATAGAACTGTTTGGTATGACGATGCTTTTATGGAAGAAAGATTAACAGAAAATCCAGGTTACAAAATAGACCAGAATTTTTACACAGTGGAAAACACTAGAGAAGAAGACACTAAAACTGATGACTCATATATGACTCAGTTTGAACGTCCTTAGTGAAAATATTTTTTGACCATATAGCAGGCAAGCTTACTAACTACGATTTAATTTATTCGTTAATACTTGCAGAGTTTAAACCAGAAGAGTATGATTATGCTCTTAATAATGGTTGGATACCTTTGTCTTGGTATTATACTAAACTAGATAGATTAACTTGGATTAATGCTAGAAGCTGTAGATTAGATTTATCTAAATTTACTTTTAGTAAAAAACAAAAATACACATTAAATAAAAAAAGTGTATCTGTAAAATTACTAGATAATCCAGATAAAGATATATTAGCTAATATATATAAAAAATATATTAGACATAAAAAGTTCTACGAAAAAAATAATGAAGTAGAAAGTGAAGAGTTTATGCGGGATGACCCCTTAGACTGGAAATACTTTATTTATTATTATAAAGATAAACCTGTAGCTTTTACAGAATTTATGATTTTAAATAATCATCTTATTACAGGGCAGTTTGCCTGGAACTATGAAGATGAAAAGTTAGGTCTAGGAACATACGCAACACTGCATGAAGTAAAGTGGTGTTTAAATAACAATATAGATAAATACTATTTGTCTTATGCCTATGAAGATGCAAGTTCTTATAAAGCAAAGTATGATGGCTTTGAATTTTGGACTGGAAGAAAATGGTTGACAGATACGAATATGTATGTACAATTGTGTAAAGAGGATAGTAAGATAAATAGCTTGATAAATTTAAATGATTATCAAGAAAAATATTTTAAAATTATAAAAGAGAATTAATGCCAATATACGAATATGAAAATACAAAAACTGGAGAGGTATTTACAAAGTTACTACCTGTCGCTAAAAGAGACTTTCCGTGTAAAAAGCGTTTTGTTAGAAGAGTTATTACTGCTCCTAACTTATCTCTTATATCAGATGTGGGTGGAAGAGAGGATAAAGCCAGAGAGCAGATACTCCAAGCAGCAGAAGATGGATACAAAGAACGAGAGATAAAAGAAGAATTAGGTATAAAGAAAAATCCAGATTGGATAAAAGAAAAAAGAATACAAAAGAAACAAAAGAGGCAATGGCTATAAATGCTACCAATTAAAAAAGAAGTAAAAGAATTAACAGAACAACAACAAAATTTTATTAATGCATTGTTTGGAGAAGCATTAGGCAATCCAAAGAAAGCAGGAGAGATTGCAGGTTACGCACCTAGCTCTTATCCTAAAGTTGTTAAAGCATTAAAAGATGAAATACTAGAAAGAGCAGAGTATTCACTTGCACTTAATTCTGCAAAAGCAGTAAAAGGTTTAGTAGATGCACTAGATGAAGATGGTAAAACTCCTGGTGTTAATATTAGAATGGAAGCGGCCAAACAAATACTTGACCGTGTCGGACTTGTTAAAAAAGACAAGATAGATATTAACGCACAAGTTGCTCATGGTATATTTATATTACCACCAAAAGATGCAGCGAATTAAAAGGAAAGCAAGAGTAATACCATTTGGCTACAAAGAATCTGATGACCCAGATTATATTGAGCCAGTACAATTAGAACTAGATGCATTAGAAGAAGCAAAAGAATATTTAAATAATTGTTCTTATCGTGAGGTTGCAAGATGGCTAACTCAAAAAACAGAAAGACCAATTACACACACAGGTTTAAGAAAAATAGTTAATAACAGATGGCAGACATTGAACCACCTAAACCAAGAAAAAATCTTGGAAGAAAACGAGGAGTCCAACAAGCTCCCAGAGTTCTCAGCGTAGAAAGTAAAGCTAGAGCATCAGCTAAACGAGTCATTAAAAAACAAGATGACAAGATTAAGAAAGCTACTAACGATTTACATAACGCTAAAAAAAGAAAAGAACGTATTCTAAAAACAGATGATGCGTTAAAAGGAAAAGACTCTGCAGTTTTAACAAAGGATGAAGTAGAACAACTTCCGCCAAATGTACAAGAACACGTTGAAGATAACATAATCTTTCAACCAAATGAAGGGCCGCAGACAGAGTTCTTAGCAGCTTCAGAAAGAGAAGTCTTTTATGGTGGTGCAAGAGGTGGTGGTAAATCATACGCAATGTTGATAGACCCACTTCGTTATTGTGATAAAGGAAGTCATAGAGCGTTGTTAATTAGACGTTCAATGCCAGAACTTAGAGATATGATTAATCATTCTCAACGTTTATATGGTCAAGCATATCCCGGTGCTAAATGGAGAGAGCAAGAAAAAGAATGGCGATTTCCATCTGGTGCTAGAATTGAATTT